TTACAATATTTTATAATAGTCATTATAGTCATTATAGTAATCTTAAATCAAGAGTAGAAATATTTTATCATATCATTTTTATTTTATGCAATTGTAAATTCACCTACTATAATGACTATAATGACTATTTTAAGGATATAATTGTTTTTCATGATTTTTAAATACTCGTGCTGGATTTGATTGTAAATCTAAATACATAATATTATAAGGTTCATTATGTACTTCATCATACATTTTTAAGAAGTTTTCCTGACCTCCTACTAAATCTCCATATTCCTCCATCACTTTCATTTTTTCGGCGGTGTTTTGTAATCTACAACAAATTACAGCATTAGCATTATTCCTAATCAATGGACTTAAATTTTTAAAACTTTGTGTAGTGATACAATAAAAATTTATATAATGTCTAAATCTGGTGGAAAAAAAACTAATACTATCATTTCTACTTAATCCACCGCCTCCTTTATGAGTTAAACAATCATCTAATATTAATGCTCTGGTTGGTCTCTCTTCTTTTGGATATTGAGATTGTTCTTCTTTTATTCCTTCAATTAAACTATTATCAAAATTATCATTACAATCAAAATATTTATCAAGTATTTTTCCTTTATTATCACTATATAATGTAGTAGATATGATTTGAACTATTTCAAACATTCCTTTATAAAAATCATTATTGCATAATAGATTAATAATATAATTACTTTTTCCAGATTTAACACTTCCTATAATAATCATTAAACAAGGCATTTTTGGAAGATAATCATGGATTCCATCAAACTTATCATTTTCAGGAATATCTTTTACTTTTTTAATCTTTGGAACTTTTCCTTTTTTATCCATTTATATTATAGTATTATATTTTAATTTTTAACATAAAATAAACCATTCCATTTTATATTTATTCTATTTATATCTTGTAAAGCATCAATATATTTAATGTATCCATATATTCCAGATTGTCTTTTAACTATCCACATAAAAAAATAAAATAAAAAAATTGTAAATTACAACCTTAAAAACAATCACCATATATCCCTGCTGTAGATTTCCATCCACTCGTAGCATGTTGAATTTTATTTAACATTTCTTTTTTTTCTCGTTGGATCATCTGTTCTTCTTTCTTTTTCTTTTTTTGTGCTTTTCTTACAGCATCATATTTAGTTATTGCTTCTAATTGTGCAGTATATAAATCTTCTTTAGTCAATCCATTAATATATTCTACTTTTTGAATAGGTTTAGTGGATTTAGTTTTTACTTGTTCTTCTAATTCATTAACTTCTAATTGTTCTTTTTCAATTAATAATTGTTTCTTTTTCTTTTGTAATTCTTTTGTGTTTACTTTTTCTTTTTTATTTGCTCGTCGTGTTTCAAGTGCTTTTTTTCTTGCATCTTGTAGTTTCTTTAAATGTTCTGGTGATATAGGTTTTCTAGGTTTTCCATTTTTATTTAATTTAACTGGTTTTCCATTTGCTTTTAATGGCACCGAAGGAGGAGGAGTTGCTTCTGTTCCACCAGCATTAATAGTACTATCTGGAATATTGTAATTTACACTTTTTTTTTCAGGTAGTACTAGAACTGCATCAAAAATCTCTTCATCATTAATCGGTTCAGGTTCAACAAAACTAACTATTTTATCTTTAATTGTATCTTCTTCTTTATCTTCTTTTTCTTCCTCATATATAAAATTAGGGTTTTCCTCTCCAGTTGATTCATCTACTAAATCATCTACAAAATCATATGCTAATTGTGGAGGAAGATTACTTTTTTCCATCTTATAATATTAATAAATATAAAAAAAATAATCTAAAAATAAATTAAAATTTATCTATTTTACTAAAAATTTATAGAAAAGTTTTTATTCATTTAATCTAATTAAATTAATTAATGTTTTTTATAAAATCATTAACTTTATTTTCACTTATGCTCCTTCTGTTTTATATGAAGAACAACTACAGATTGTCCAGATAAATTAGTTGCAAATGTTTCATCAACATAACAAAAACTAACATCAAAACTATTTAACCTTATTTCTTGTTCGTTAAGTAAATCTACATACATAAGATTTTGAGGTTCATAAAATACTCGTCCTACTTCTGTTTCTTTTGATTGTCTTGGAAGCATGGATAAGATAGTAGAATTATTACCTTTAAAAGCATTTATATTTTTTGTAGGAATATTATCTAATCTTACGAATATTGCTCTTGTATTTTGTAATGCAGGGACAGTCGTGCTTTCAACTATAAATTTATCATTATCACCTCCACCACCTAAAGCAAAAGTATCAATAACTCCTTTATTTAGGAATCCAAATAATTCAGGTGTATTACAACCACCAGTAAGAGTATAATTTAAACTTGGTTTAACAATAATAACTGGACTTCCTTCAAGATTTAAATCTGCATTTTGTAAACCCAAGAAATTATGAGTTGATGTACTTGCTGGATCATAATTATTCCATGCCCTTCGTTCTAGCGCCATACATCTACTAGTGAGACCACTACCCCTACAAAATTCCCACCATCCCGTAAATAAACCATCTGCCTTATCTCCTGCATTATAAACATCAAGTCCAGCATTATTAGTAATATTTGAATTTGGACCAAGTGGAGCATTTATACATTTTTCAACACTTAAATTAGCATCTGTAATTGCTGGAGTTGTTTCTACATATAAAACTGGATGTAAACATCTATTCGCCTGATGAATTGGAGATAAATTCATGTATTTAGTTCTTCCATCAACTCCTACATCTTTATATAAATAAATTTCAGTAGCAACATCAGTCGCCGTAAGCATTTCAATTTTCATTTGCTCGTTAATTAATGTAAATTTAACTTTTGTATAAGCATCAGTATTAGTATTAATATCATAAGGAAATCCTATAGCACTTGTTTCACTATAATCAATATCAGCAATATAAATACTATCTTTATTTCCTGCAGTAGCACTTCCTCCTGTTTCAGCAGGGTTAGTAATTGTATGAGCAATAAATAATTCATCATCATATCTATATATTACATAATCACAAAAGAACTCAAATGCCCAGTCGCCTCCACGAACTCTACTCCAATATTTAGGTCCCATAACTCTATTGAGATTTAAAGTACCAGTCGGCGGTGTTCCTAAATTACTTCTACTTAATCCAACTGCCCAATTAACCCCTTTTCCATTAGCATCACTAAAATCTACAATTAGTTCACCATTAATTAAACTCATAGGAAGTTCAGGAAGCATAGCAACAGCAGGATAAGTTTGATGAGAATTAGCAGTAAATTCTCCATTATTAGTTCCAGCATCTATTCCATAAGTCCAATTTACAGCAGGAACATTATTTAGTTGTTGATTTTTTGTAAAACATGATAAAGCATAAGTAGATTTATTATCTGTATTTCCATTATATTCTTCAAGAGTATATGTAAATCCCTTAAATTCATTTGTAGAAGCATCTATTTTTCTTTCAACTGTCCAGTATCCCATATGATTCGGATGATGAGAACTTAAATTTAAAGAATTTTGTATCATTGATGCTAAATCTTCAGTATTAACTCCCATACCACCATTAGCACTTACCCCTGTTAAACCTGTTTGAATTGGATAAGAAGTTGTTTGATATTGTTTAACAGTATCACTTAATACTTGACCGAACCATTGAGCAAATAAATCACCATTTAAATTTAATGAATAAGTTCCATCTACATTAATTTTACAAGATTGAAGTGCTATTTGAGAATTTGCAGGAATAACTATATTGGATGATAATTGATTTTTAAAGTTCCATGCTTTATAAATACTATCATCCATACCAAAATTAGTCCGTTCATTTATACGATTTGAAAGAATAATTGAAGTCATTTATATTATAGTATAATATTTTAATTTATTATTAAAAAAAAATATATTATAAATATTATAATGCCTGTTAAAAAAAAGAAAGGAATAACCAAAATGGCGAAATGTTTACCTTGTAGTGAAGATAAAAGTAAAAATTATGTACCTTTAAAAGCACCACCAAAAACAAATAATAAAATGAATGAAAAAGAAATATTTGATGGAAGTTCTTCAAAAAAATCTAATAAAAAAAAATATTAAAAATTGTATTTTACAATTAAAATATTATATATAATATAAATGCCTAAACATCTAGATAAAGTATATTATGTTCTTGTTGGAATTAACAAACATCAACATTATAAGGATTGTAAATCTAAACTAGACGAAGAAGGAATTCCAATTACAGAAGCAAAAATGCTTGATATGGTTAAAGATTTACCTGAAGGTGAACCGATTGATGAACCCCTTGAACCACAAGATTACCCTGATAAAAGAGATTTACCCCCTGACTACTAATGCATATCGTTCTGGATATTTTAATTTAAATATATCAAGTTTATCAATTTTTTTATAATAATTATACATGGATTTACATTTTGCTATATCTTTATTCATTTCATAATATTCCTTTTTTTTATTTGGATTATTTTTATAATATTCCCTTGCTCGTACTCTATTTGATTCCATAAATGTTTCATCTTCTTTCTTTTTTTGATAATGTTCTTTAAATTTTAAAAGTCGTTTTTGATATTGCTCAATTGCTTTTTGGATCATAATATCGTCCATTTATGTTTTCTATAATCTATTATATATAATAATATTGTCTTTTGTTTAAATAATATTTTCAAATAGTCATTATAGTCATTATAGTAGGTCAATTTACAATTGAATAAAATAAAAATGATATGATAAAATATTTCTACTCCCGAAATAAGATTACTATAATGACTATAATGACTATCATAAAAAATATTGTAAATTACAATTTATTTTTTCTCTTTTTCTTGTTGTTCTTTTAACATTATCTCTTGTGCTATATTATATGTTAATTTTCTAGGTTTTTCAATCTTAAATAATACTGATGAATATTCTCCTATATTAGCATAGGATCCATCTGGGTCATGTATACTAATAGCAACACTAGATAAAATTCTATTTCCACTCATAGTAAATTGTAATGAACTTTCAGTTCCAAAATAAAAATCTCCTTGAGGGTTCATTTTATCTATAACTGCAACAATCGGCATTTGTGTATTTTCAAATTTTCCACCTATAAAATGATTTCCACCGACTATATCACTTCTTATTGTATAATATGACCTCGCCATAGATGTAGGAAAATCACCTGCTACTATTTTTAATGATGTTGTTGCTTGTTGAATTGTAGGATATAGGGGGTACCCATTTGGAGCAGTTGGATTTACTCTATCATCTAAAGTTAAAGGTTGAGTAAATTGATTATTATAAGCACTTTGACCAAATGTATTTTGAGTATATACTTTACTATCTCCAATAGGAATATCTGCATTAGTAGTTAAAATATTTAATGCTGGAGTATTATTACTTCCTATTCTTTGAGTTCTTACATTTGGATTAGTTTTATCAAATTGTTCATAAGTAAAACCCATTAAACCCCATAAACTATTTTTCCATTTATCTTTTGGAATTCCAAAATCTTCAATTGTAATTCCACATATACTATCAAAAATACTAAAATAATCTTGATTAGTATTTGGTCTTTGATATTTGTATTTTACAAATGTAGATGGTTGTCCTTGATTATCATTTAAACTATAAATTTTTCTTTTTTCATAAGGATAATGTGTTGGACTAAAATCCATATAATCATCTAGTACATTCATTTTATAAACAACTCTATTAGCATCATCAACGAAATCTTCTCTATTAGGAGCATCTCCTTCATGATTAGTATCAGTAACGACAATTTTTTCTAAACTTCCAGCATTACTATTAGTTCCAATATTTTTAGGAGTATGAAAATCACTAAAAAAGAAATGTGTTCCATCATATCCAATTGTGCAATTATCAGCACCAATATAACATTGATTAATTTTTCTAACATTTAAATATCTACTAAATGAATAGTCAACTA